TGCTGGAAATGCAATCGCTTCACCTGGGCCAGCACTTACCTCTTCACTATTCTGAGGAAAGCCAAAAAATGCCAACATCGGCACACTTGATATGTGCAACTGGTTTGAGAGATCTGATTGTAATTGATAAGACTTTAAATTTAATTCTGCAATGTCAGCCATCGGTGGTCGTGACTCTAAAAAATTAATTTTATTTGCATAAGCAATAGCAAAAGGTATGTCAGGTAAACTCATTGTTCCTTCATCAAACTTTACATATTCATTGTTTTTACCTTTGCGATGTATCTCATAAGCACCAGGGGTTAGTAATCTGACCTGCTCAACAATCTTCTCTCCATACAAGCCTTCAGGTTCAAATACCTTTTCTAATAATCTAAGCTGGGTAAGTTTTAACTTGCCTTCTGACATTTCTGTCCTCCAACCTAAAATTTGGCGAGGTGTGTAGGTGATCCAGTAAGGTCTGCCAGATTGTCCAGCAGCAGGTGCATCTACAAGAACTCCAACATGACCATAGCGGATCATTTTTCTTGCAGTTTCATATGTCCATACATTTAAATCATTTCCCTCTAAATCCACATCGAACATATGAAGTCTTATATCATCACTTGTATCATTTAATCTCACAGGTTTACGCACCAACATACCTGCCAATAATTTCTCTAATCTGATGAAATATGGTGGACAGACACTTCTTGCAAGACGATTGTCAAAAGACTCATCCAACTCCCTAGGTTCTTGTGGTAAATATTTTCTATGACGGCTTCTCATTTGATATGTGCCACCAATTAAATCTTCAATCAATGGCCAGTGAGGTTCTTGTGCAAACCATGCGTTGTTAGGATCTATTATTGTTGTTCCAACTGCTGTCTTTTGCCTGTTGTAATGATTATAACCTGAGTACATTTTAAGAGTCCATTAATACAACTAACTATAGTTTAAAGAATAATACTAATAAAGCCTAATACCAGTACCTTTACCAGAACGTAAATATAAGGGATTAAATTCACGCCAAATTAAATAACCAAGGCTATCTAATAGATGATCATATCCATTTTGTTTATCGGGCTCTCCAGTCCTCTCATCGTAAGCCTGTAACTCAAAACATTCTATTAAGGTTCGGCAACAGGGGCTAATCGCCAAGCGGACTTCCCCTTTTCCGTTTTTGAGAAGAGAGTTAACAGCCGAGACTCTATCTCTGATTGGGGGGTTCGATCTTGGCGACATATTGGTAAAACCATATCCCTCCAATATGGCAATATCTGTTTGACTACTGTTGGTACTGCGATTTGATCCTGAAGCATCTGGGTAAATTAAGATTTTTTGATTTGGATGCCTTCTTAAAATTTCTTTTGCCAAGGCATCTGTATCGTGCATTTTGGTTATTTCATCTATTATGACTAACTTATTACCATCTCGCACTCCTATTACACAATTTGTGTTCTGAATATTAAAATCAATTCCACATCTTAAAATTTCGTTTTTGTAACTTGGCAATTGATCTGTCACATGAATATTTCTATCAAACCGATATACCGCACCCATTGTAAGATTTACGAACTCACCATTTAAATAAGCTTTAATTAGTTGTTCTGGATAATTGGCTTTCAGTGATTCGATAAAACCTTCTGGTAAATATTTATTATCCTCTGTTTTTGCTTGTATTAATTTTGTGTCAGATTTTGCATTTTTTTTAAATGTATCAAACGCCCAACCATGACCTTCTGGAGTTGTAGTCGCATAAAACTGCTGCACATTACCAGACCTTAATCTTGCAAGAGCCATATTCATAGCTTGCACCGCCTCTCTCTTCGGAATTGTGTCAGCCTCATCAAATCCAATTGAAGATAAGTTTTGGCCCCGTAATCGTTGATATGTGAGCATTGTTCTAAGCAGAATTGTATGAGTTCCTTCTTTAAATTCCAAAGTAAAGGATGGTAAAGGAGATGCTCTATAAGAAAAAGGAATCTGCCATTGATCCAGCAGTTCATTCATTGTCCTTACAAGAATATCAACTAACATGGCATGAGTTGGTTCAAAAAGTGCTGATACATGACCAATATTCATTGCTGCAAGTATTGTTGCTTTTGCAACTAAGCCGACTGTTTTACCAGCACCAAAACCACAAACAAGAGCAAGTTTTCTGTGTTCCGTATCTGCACAAAATTTTTCTTGATGAGGTAATAAATCCTGATAAATTCTTTCTATAGTTTGTTGCGTTGTAGGAAGATCAAATGCACCGACTTGATATAAAACTTTTCCAGGTTGTACTGTATCTAAAATGCTCACGAAATAATCTGTGCAAGTCTAGCTGCTGTATTGATCGCACCAAGAGCAATATGCAAATGACCTTTTTCTCTTGCTTCCATCTGTAACGTTGCAGCCTGCGCTAAAAGATTTGCCACCATTTCAGGTCTTTCCATATCCCAATCAGCTTTCATTTCAGCCCTTACAATTTCAAGATATTTGTCTACAGATTTATAACCTACCCCCCATTTCTTAGAGGCATATTCTATGCAATCAGATCTACGGCCACCTTTTGCAATAATCTTGCCAAGTTCTCGTGACCTGATCAATGTTTCTATTTTTGTACCTTTTTTAGCCATTACTAAGATGTTACACGCAAAAGAGAAAATATGATATTTGTGTAATTTGAGACTCATTTGAGATTAATAGGTGTTCCCACGTTCCCATGTGTTCCCAGAAATGCTTAAGACTTACCTAACCCTATATATACCCCTAATATACCTATTATTATATTTATATATAAAACATAGAGAACATAGAGAACATATATATATAAGATAGTGATATCAGAGGTTTTAGCC